AATTGGTTGTAGAGCGCAGAATCTTGGGCCTGCGCCGTCTGTTGTTCTTGTTGTCCAGCCGCAAGCTGTGCCTGCGCTCCTTGCAGGGATGCTGCCTGCGCCCCTGTACCAAGGTTGGCATAGAGGCCCGCTACATTCTGCAAGTTAGCGCGGTTGGCTTGTTGGGCAGAAAGGTCAACGCCCTGCTGTTGCTGGGCCGTCGAAAGCGCATTATTGTAGCCAGTGTTCAGCAGCCCGCTATAGATATTGGCGTTGGCGAGGTTCTGCTGCTGATTGAGGTTTGCGGCAGCGATGCCTGAGCGGTCTCCGCCAAACGCCCCACTGGAGATAGCGGTTCCCATCTGGCCGGACTGCTGCTGCTGGTTATTCTGATTGAGAAGGGCTGCCTCAGAACCGACCACATCTTGCAGATATGGTGACATATACTGATTAATCGAAGACGCATTGATCTGTGAAGGATTAACGTTATACGCGCTTGCCCCCGCAGCGCCGGTCGCAGCTTGGAAATATGGCTGCGCCTGATTTGCCGCAGTGTTAGTATTGGCAATACCCGCCATCTGCGTGGAGGTAAGCGGTGCGACGAATTGGCCGGTGTACGACTGGAATGGGGTGGCGGCCACCTTTTCCGCATTGGCGTTTACGGCATTATAGCGCGCCAACACCTCAGGGGGGATGGTCACGGTGCTGGTCGAATTTCCACCCTTATTACCGCCCATGCGAAACCCCTAAAATCGAAGAAGACTCACGGGGATGTATCACCCGGGAGCAAGTTGGCATTCTTCAGCTTGTTCCATATCAGCATTCGCATTACTTTTCCAGCCCCCAGTGTGGGCGCCATATAAGAAGAACGCTCCAGCGGGCTGCCCAAACTCGCGTTCATACATTCTGATCTTGCCAGCGGTGCGCTTGTTGGACAATACGCCGATAAGCAACGGAATCCCCAACTCATCTGCAACGCGCTTGCTAAACCGGCACAACTTCAATGCGCGGCCGCCCTTGGCGCTACGATACTCTGGGTGGATGAACACGATCTTCTCCTCCAGCACATCATGGTCGGAATACGCCAGTTGCGTAATTCGCAGAACGACAACGCCTTCAATCCGCTCTGGATCGCTTGTGATGACGCCAACCAGCCCGTGATCCTTGCACAGGGCGGCATAGACCTCGCGGAGTATCTTGACGGGATTCGGCTCAACAAGGGCGTTCTCTTCCGTGCCTAATTCCATCAATTCCATGATCGCGTGAATGTCGTCCGGCGTTCCTAGCCGGATCGTGAGATTTGGTTCAGCCATTTTTTCCCATCCTATTCTTAGAAAATTGGGCTTTTGCCAATTCAGACTGCCTAGCGCGCCTTTCTGGCGTCCAACTTGCAGATATCCTCTGTTTATGCTGCTCGCTCCTTACCCTGCCTTTATGGGCCTCCCCTATCTTTTTCCTGTGATCATCGCTTTTTGGACGCCCCTTTAGTTTCGCGCTTACCGATGCGCGCCTCTCATCCGTAAACGACGCAAGCAACTTCTGAATCGTCTCTTCAGAGTGCTTTCTTCCAGTGCTTGCGGCGCGCATTTTTTCTATTGCCTCTGGCGGCATTTTCCTACCTCGCAACGAGGTAGATAATTTGGCTATATGTTCTGGCGTCTTGGGGCGCCCTTTATGAGCGGCGCCAATCTTTTTCTTGTGTTCATCGGTCAACCTTCTTCCTCTAAAAGCATCCCCTATCTTTTCCTTGGTCCCTTCGCTAAGTTTTTTCCCGCGATTAGCTTCAGACAACTTCTTTTTGTGTTCTTCGCTTTTTGGACGCTTGAAAATTTCAATAATATGGTCGGGTCGCGGAACGCCCTTATATCTTGCACGCGCTGCGGCCTTCCACTCTTCTGTATGCCTTGCCCCAGATGCCCCCTCTCCTCCATCGGTGAAGTTACACAACGGTACGCCCATTGCACGCCAATATGCAATTCTTTCCCGCTCTAGAGCAAAGGCGTCTACCTCAGGCATATCGGTTTGAACAAAAACAACTTTGACCGACAGGCTGTTTCTACGCAACTTTTCTTGTATTTTTTTGTGGTAGTCATTGCGCTCGGTCATTTTTCCACTGCGTCTCCCGTGCCCCTTCCCAACATAAAAGGGGAGATTGGTATCCGGCCTCCAATGCTCATAGATATAATACTTGGCTTCCTTTGAATCGCCCATAAATCACCATATTTTAATTGCGTTTTGGCCCAGGTAGGGACTTAAGCGTATTAACCAACTCCTTTCTACTACGCAAGACAAATTCGTCTAGCACCCTGTGGCCCAAATCCATGTCGCCATGGCCTATGGCTAAAACCTGTTCTGGCGTTATTCCATACTCGCCTCCGGCCAAGACAACGGGGACCGTGGGGGCCCCCACTGTGGGCCCCCCTGAGGATTTATTCTGGATGGCCTCATTGTACGGGGACTTACTTTGCCCATACGGCTCGTTAGACTCGGCATTGTATGGGGCGGCAACGGAGTTATATGGGCCACTGTCTGCCCCATAAGGGTCCCCAGAGAACAGGCGCCTAAGGACCTTAAAGCCCGCCATGGTGTTTCCCTCGCCATAGGCGCTAACGATATCTGCGGGGATAATATACGAACTCTGTGCGACCGAGCATGGAATATGATCAGTCCTCCCCGCCACAAAGCTATGAATCGGGCCGGAGTGCGTAACAACTTCCTTCACGCCGGGGGTATCGGGGATTTGGCCACCATCGGCGCGGCGCTGTCGGGCGACATTCAAGGCCGCAGCAATGGCTTGGTCACGTGGATGACCAGCTTTAACCATCTCGGATATGTTGCTACCGATGTTTGCTTTGCCTTTTTTTAATGGCATATCGACCTCACGAGTAGCTTACGGTTACGGTTTGACCGCTACCGGGTGCAACGGTCACGCCATACGAGACGGGGATATTAACCTGAAACACCCCAACTGTCATGGGGATAACGTAGATCGGCCTACTCGTGCCAGTGGTGCTGTTGGAATCATAGACCATGCCCGTGGCAGAGCCAGCAACAATGACAGACACATTGACCAACCGCCCTGCGCTGGAACTCGCCACAGTAGCGGAAGTCAACCCCGCTGCGCTGGCCTTCCCCTGCACGCTTAGGTAGGACTGTGCGGCGCTGTTGATCGCTGTTACAGCGTTCTTTACCGAAGTGAGGATGTCCCCCATTGATATGGATGAGTTTCTATTTTCCATTAGAATTTCCCATCTGGCATCCAGCGGTGGCGGATACCGCCAAGCCGCCAGAATGAGCCAGTATCATCGCTTGATATGCCAAAGGACACTAGACGCCCACGAAAACGCGGGGAGATATATGTGGTAGAACTCGTAACGGGATATGGCCCATAAACGCGCGGTGTCTGCTCTGGGTAATCTGCCACATAGAATGTCAGATTTACAGTGGCATTCTGCGCACCGCCATAATAGCCCCATTTCATATCAGGCCAAACCTGATCCACATAAGTCATATTCTCGCCATCGCCAATCGAGAACCAGCCGGTTTGCAGGGATGCTTGCAGAGGCGCCCCCGCTGCATCCGTGGATGTTTCGTGCTGGTAGAGGACTAGCGCATTAGGGTCGGCTCCAATAGGAGGGCCAATGACGGATTGATCTACCCAAGCCGTGCGAGAGAGGGTGCCAAAGTCCCATGCGCCCAGGTGTGCATTATATTTCACATAGGCTGTAACCTCGCCACCACCAGAGATGGTAGGATAATACCAAGAAATCTCGCCAAATCGCGAGTTTACAGCAACGCGAATCTTCTGGAGGTTGGTCTGGTCAAGGTCTTGGAAGATCACGTCCCACACGGGGCAGGGGATGGGCTCTACGCCATTTCCTGTTAGCGCAAAGAACTGCGATGGCCCCATCCAATAGACTGTGCCGCCGAGGACGCCCGCAGCCTTGCGCGCGATAAGCCCGCAGCCAGAGCCCAACTCATTGAAGCCGTAGACATAGGGCAAATTGATATACTGCATGGCCCACACGCCAAGGTCTGTCCAGATGAGGGCCTGCTGCGGCCCCTGGATGCCCCCCACAATGCGCGATCCCTTGGGGATACGATAGGAGCCAGCTTGATTGGTAACAGTGCCAACCCATGAGTTGAAGTTACCAATGTCACACCAGCGAACCAAAAGCGGGTCTTGGATGCCATTGAATGACGATCCCCACGCGACAATCTGACGTTGCGGCATGGCCACAAAGAAGCCATCATTAACGGGGGGCGAATTGGGGATGACAACCGCCGTTGGCGAGCCAGATAAGGGCTCCCATGCATAGATTGGCTGGAATGGGACTGAAGATGGATAAATGGGTGATGAAAGCAGGATTTCACCCCAGTTGTCCAGTGTCCAATCAACTGCGGATACGCCCGTTCCCACGCTGGGGATCACCCCCGTGCCGGTGCCGTATCCTCCGGTTCCATATCCGCCAATACCGTATCCGGTGCCAGAGGGGATAGAGC